GTTGAGACATTAGTCTTGTTTATCTACCGTTTTACGCTTACAGTCTTGGTCAACCGCGCTAACACCGATACCGACCGAGCCATGTTTGGAAGCCATTCAGCTTTTCGCCGTGGCAACAACGCTACTATCTTTAGTGTAGATTTTAGCAGTATTGCAAATGACCTCATTGATGGTGCTATTCAAGCCGTTAGGCCTAGAATTCAACCCTTGGTTGACTCCGTGTGTCGAGTCTTCCAGGCCCCGTTGTATTCTGGTCCTGAGCCGGCTGATGTTATTATTATCTCAGGTGTTCTGGGAAATATAGCATCAAGTTCAGCACAAGAGGTCTCTAGTAACGTAAGTCCGATACTAAACAGTATTTCGTCGGCAGCCGCTTCAGACCTTTCTGACAGCATCAATGTTGTTAATACACGTTCGAGCGACGTTTATCAATCGAACGTAATACCCGCTGTTATAGGCGCGGGTGGAGTCGCAACTGCGACTTCCAACCTTGTGATTGGCCTAGCCATCACTGCACTCCCTGGCATAATTGGATGTTCCAATTATGTGCCACTTGCCTCTATCCAGGATAATGTAAGAAATAGTCTGCGCATCCGCGTTTCAGACTCCTCGAACGATTCAGATTATCATGCTCTTCTCCGCCAGCGTTTTCGCCGGCTTCCTTTTGCACCGCTTAAAAATAAAAACAAACAACCCCCACGGATTCCATGCTGGAGTTCGTACCCAAGCCCGAACTTTTTCTTCGGCACTAGCGCGCGCAATGGACTTTGTTGAGTACAATGTTCCCGACCCTGACAATATGTCTTGTTCTAAACAGGCACCAATCCCCGATAGACCGTTATTTGTTATGATTGACGTTGATTTTAAGCTGACTGCTTGGAAATTACAGCGTTTTCTCGCCCATGGCCCGGTACTTATGTACACGTATTTACTGGACCGTCTCGCCCATGAGGGCACTCAGGGAGGATTTATCTTCACTGATGGTCTTTTGACTAGTCTCTATGACGGCGCTGTTGCGAAACAGCACTCGATATGGGATTGGAATTTCGATCAAATGTTCTTGAGTGAGGACGGCCTCCCGTCGGTCCTCACCATGGTTGACCATCGGCCTATGTCCGATATGTGTCGTTCTATGGTACTCTTGACTCCCCGAGCATACTTCCCCTCATCCTCTTACTTTCTTGCTAAAACTATTTACTGCTTCCATTCGATGGAGCGTTTCGCTAGCAACCGTGTCGTTGGAAACAAAGGCACTGTCGTTGAATACTCGTTTATTCTCGGGAAAGTGGCAATCCTTGTTGATGGAAAGACGTCTTATGAGCTCAGTTCTGATGTCTTTCACGACCTGTGCGCAGCTTCGCGCACCACAACGTCGTTCTCCGTCCACACTGTCGGCCGCTTAGCCCAAGTACCGAATGTTTACACGCTTAAAGAAGCGCTAACCGTCCTGGCCCCTTATGAAGGCATCACTAGCACCCCCATCCGTGCCCGTGATTATAGGCCGGTCTTCACTGACCTGCCCGAAGATGAAGTTTTGAGAGGTAATCTCATTACTAAAGCGATTATAGATCGAGGAATTGTGCCCACCTTTGGACCCAGTGCTGATGAAGCCTGTGTTCAGGGGCGTGTCGAAGACATTCGTCCACCGGAGAACCCTATCCCGGCGGACATGCAGCGTTACTCCGATGCTTTTCGTCAAAAGGTGTACTCTGTCATCTGTCCTTATGGTCAGAAGCTAGAGCCTTACACGGCGGAAGATATATTGGACCAGTGTGACGTTCAAGAGAAAGCAAAGTATAGTGCGGCCGCTGAAGGCGATCCTTTTGAGGACGTCATCAGGCGCACCTTTCAGAAAGTTGAGGCCTACCCCGAAGTTAAGGCCCCCCGCGATATTAAAGATGTTCCAAAACCTCTTGTTCTGGAATACTCGCGTTTCGTTAAAGCCGTGGTGGATGCCTTGAAGCTCCACACTTACTTTTACGCCTTCGGGTTGGCTCCAGAGGAGCTGGTTAAACGTG